AAGTTGTGGGAACAAGTTGATGACCTTGTGTTAAGGGACTACCCGCATGCCGAAGGCGGAAGACTCAAGGTTTCGGCAATTGGAGTGGATTCCGGCGGTCACTTCACAAGCGAAGTGTATGCGTATGCCAGAAGCCGAAAAGGTAAAGGAGTGTTTGCTTTGAAAGGACAATCGGTGCGGAACAAACCGCCTATTGGGAAGCCTTCCAAGGTGGATATTAACTACAAAGGGCAAGTTTTGAAAAATTCGGCTGAGGTATTCCCTGTTGGCACTGACACCATCAAGTCAACGCTGTTCGGTAGGTTGAAGCACAACGAGCCTGGCGCTGGCTACATCCACTTCCACGCCGAGGCTGGTCAGGAGTACTTCAAGCAAATCACCTCGGAACGGCAAGTTGTCCGCTACGTCAAGGGTTTTGCGGTTCGCGAATGGAAGAAGAAAGCTGGTGACCGAAACGAGGCGCTCGATAGCTTTGTGTACAGCTATGCCGCGCTGCATTTCCTCTATATGAGGTTCAACCGAAACACGATTTTTGACCAATTTGAACGTGGCATTAGCAATGCAGGAAAAATTGCCGATGCAGTGAATGAGAAGTCGGAGGAGCAAAAGCAGTCGCCATACCGCCCGCCACAACGTAGACTTCAGAGGCGAGCATCCTCATTTGTGACAAGCTGGTGAGCATCCTTGTACCGGATTTGATCTACGCAGGCGATACCGTCGTGTTCGACGTGCCTTCGTTCAAGGATGCGATCGGCACTGTCATCGATAGCGGCACGTACACGATGAAGTGGTACGCCCGCACGAACGTTGCTTCAGAAGGCGCAACAATCACCGGGACTACTCAAGGTGACGGTTGGCGAATCACTGTTCCCGCTGCCACCACCGCAAATTTTGATGCTGGCTTGTGGACATGGCAGGCAATCGCCACCTACAGCACCAACAGCACGCAGTACACCGCTGGTCGCGGTCAGTTCACCGTCAAGGCAACTGCTGCTTACACCAGCACGCCCGGTGCATTTGATGATCGCAGCCGCGCAGAAATCGATCTGAGCTACGTCGAAGCTGCAATCCGCACCCTGTCCCAAGGCGGAATGGTGCAGGAATACAGCATCGGTGGTCGCAGCCTGCGTCGTTACAAGATGGTTGAGTTGATGCAATTGCGAGATGACCTTAAAAATGAAATTGCAATGGAACGCAAGCGGGAGAAGATCCGTCAGGGTCTTGGCAATCCCGGTCTCGCCAAAGTGAGGTTCCGTTAATGGCTTTCTTGGGCTTTGGTCGTACCAACGCATTGCGTAAGCAACTGCAAGAGGCAAAAGAGAAAAACTGGAACCTCAAGCGTGCTTATGCCGCTGCACATAACAATCGCCTTACTTCTGATTGGATCAGTCAGGCGACTTCTGCTGATAGTGAAGTTCGCGGCAGCATCCGCATGTTGCGGAACCGCGCACGACAGCTTGTTCGCGATTCAGATTTCGCAAAATCTGCGCTTCGTGCCGTAAAAAATACCGTTGTCGGCACTGGTATTCGTCATCAAGCGCAAGTGCGCATGCAGCGTGGTGGTCGCCTTGCTGATGACATCAATCGCCGCATCGAAGAAGAATTTGATCGCTGGACAAGCGCCAGTCGTTGCCATTGCGGCGGCAAGCTGAGCTGGTATGACATTCAGCGGCTGAGCATCACCTCAATGCTTGAAGCCGGCGAGGTGTTCATTCGCCTTGTCAAACAGCCTTTCGGCAACAGCAAAGTACCGCTTGGGCTGGAAATTATTGAATCCGATTTGCTTGATGATGACTACAACGCCATCGCGAACAACGGCAACGAGATTCGGATGGGGGTGGAGATTGACAAGTGGGGGCGCCCTGTTGCCTATCACTTCTTTGATTATCATCCCGGCGATTATCAATTCAGTTACGCAAACAAGGCAGTTAAGAAGCGCATTCGCATTCCGGCTGATGACATCATTCACCTTTATTTGATTGAACGCCCCGGCCAGACGCGTGGTGTTAGCGCGTTTGCTACGGCGATCATGCGCCTTCGTAATTTGTCTGGATACGAAGAAGCGGAGATCGTCGCTGCCCGTGCCAGTAGCAGCATGATGGCGTTCGTGAAAACGCCGGATCAGGAGCTGTTTGAGGATGGCACGTTTGATCAGGAGTCTGTCCTCGACTTCTCTCCCGGCAGCATCCGTCGATTGGCACCGGGCGAAGAAATGCAATTCTTCACTCCCAATCGCCCTGATGATGCGTTTACTCCTTTTGTCCAGCAAATGCTGCGAGCTGTGGCTGCTGGGATTGGCTGTAGTTATACGCAGGTCAGCTCAGATTTCTCGCAGAGCAATTACAGCTCTTCGCGCCTAGAGCTGCTTGAAACTCGCACGCACTACAAGGTGCTGCAGCAGTATTTGATCGAATCGCTGTGCGAAGAGGTCTACGAAAAGTGGCTGGAGATGGCGGTGTTGGCTGGTGCGCTGGATCTCCCCGGCTTTGAGTCCAACCCACAGCGCTATGAAGAAGCCAAGTGGATTGCACCTGCTGCTCAGTTTGTTGATCCGCAGAAGGAAGCTTCTGCTTACAAGGATCTGATCCGCAGCGGCATCATGACCCTTTCTCAAGTCATCGCTTTGCATGGCGGTGATTTCGAGGATCAAATGCGCCAACGGCAGCATGAATTGGCTGTTGCCGATGAGCTTGGCATTGTCCTCGATACTGATCCTTCACAGGTCTCCAATAACGGTGTCAGTCAGCCGACTCCTGTACCACCTACAGAACATCAGGTACAACATGAAGAAGAACCTGAACTGGAAGACATAGACTGATGAGCAAAGCATTCGTTGAACTCATGAAACGCGAAGCACGAGGCTTTGCACCGACTGGTGTGCAGAAGCGTTCTGCGCCTGAGGTTGAGCCAGTCGAAGAAGGTCGCCCTTATCCCAATGAGCATGCCGCTCGTTTAAAAGATCCCGGTCAGTACGACAGCATTCGCCGCGTCAATGATGAATTCGGCGCTGGTATTGATGCAATTTATGGCATCAAAGAAGGCACCAGCGAACTACAAGCAATCCGCTTTGATGCTGATCGCTTTACGCCTGCAGAAGCACGTCAGTGGCTTAGCGATCACGACTTCGATCTTATGATGTTTGAAGAGGCAACTGGTGAACGCGAAGAAGAGCGTGCTGCACCTGATGCATTGAAAGTTGGTGATTTTGTCGAATGGGATTCCAGCGGTGGCACAGCACGTGGAAAGATTGAACACGTGATGCGTGAAGGTGTACTTGGCGTTCCTGATTCGTCATTTAGCATCAATGCATCGGAAGAAGATCCCGCTGCTTTAATTCGCGTGTACAGAAAAGACGGCGATGGTTACGCAGAAAGCGATACTGTCGTTGGTCATCTCTTTTCTGAATTGCGCAAAATTTCGGCGTTGCGTTTCCTTGAAGGAGAGACTGTAAAGCGTTCTTTTACTGCTGAATTTCGCAGTGCTGACGAAGATCGCACCCTTGAATTCCCATTCGCCAGTGAAGCACCCGTAGAGCGTTATTACGGAATGGAAGTGCTGAACATGGACGCAAAATCCATGGATCTCACTCGCCTCAATGACGGCGCACCTCTTCTTTATCAACACGATCCAGATCGGATTGTTGGTGTTGTTCAAAAGGCATATATCAAAAACAAGCGTGCGTATGCACGTGTAAAACTCGCGAACAATGAACTTGGACGCGAAATGCAGGAGCTGATCAAGGATGGAATCATCCGTAACGTCAGCTTTGGCTACAAAATCAACTCAATGGAAGCCGATGAGTCCACTACACCAGTGACTTATCGTGCGACCAACTTCCAGCCTTTCGAGATAAGTTTGGTTACTGTGCCTGCTGACGAGTCAGTGGGCATAGGCCGAGCTTTCTCTCATAATGAAGGCACGGAAACGGCCTCAGCCGTACCCAGTCAACCCAACGGAGTAACAACCGTGGATCAAAACCTCAACAACATTGAGGCTATCCGCGCTGAGGCCGCTCAGGCCAAGGCTAAGGAAGTGGCCGAAATGATTGCCCTTGGTCAACGCACCAAGAACATCGAAATGGCTCAAGAGTTCATCGCCAATTCCCGTGGTCTGGATGAGCTGCGTTCTGCCCTTCTGGAGAAGATGGGTGTTCAGGAAAAGCCCCTGAATCCGAAGGACGCTGAAATCGGCATGTCCGATAAGGAGAAGCGTGAATTCTCCTTCATCCGTGCCATCAACGCTCTGGCTCATCCCAACAGCCAAGAGGCTCAGCGTGCTGCTGGTTTCGAACTGGAAGTCAGCCGTGCCGCTCAGCAGAAGTCCGGTAAGGAAGCTCGTGGCATCCTGATCCCTGCCGATGTGCTGGGTTTTGGTCGTCGCGATCTGACCGTCGGCTCTGCTTCTGGTGGTGGTGATCTGGTCGCTACCGACCTGATGAGCGACAGCTTCATCGACCTGCTCCGTAAGGCTCTGGTTCTGCAAACTGCAGGTGCCAACGTCATGACCGGTCTGCAGGGCATGGTTGCAATTCCCCGTCAATCCGGCGGTGCAACCACCTATCACGTGGCTGAGTCCGGTGCCATCACCGAATCGCAGCTCACCGTTGATCAGGTGACGATGCAGCCTCGCACCATCGGTGCGCTGACCGATTACAGCCGTCGCCTTCTGCTTCAGTCCAGCATCGACATCGAGAACCTCGTCCGTCGTGATCTGGCTCAGCAGATTGCTATCGAAGTTGAGAACCAAGCCATCAACGGCACCGGCACCGGTTCTTATCCGCTTGGTTTCCTGAACGTTACCGGCATCAACACTGAGTCTGGCTACACCACGTTCGCTGATTATGTGAACGCTGAAGCTGCTCTCAGCACCGATAACGCTCTGCAAGGCACCCTTGGTTATCTGATGAACTCCGCTCTGCGCGGAACTCTGAAGACCACCGAGAAAGCTTCTGGCACCAACGGCATCTTCGTTTACGAAGCCGACAACACCATCAACGGTTACTCGGCTTATGTGTCCAACTCCATGCCGAACAACACTGCGGTGTTCGCTAACTTCAGCGACATCCTGATCGGCTTCTGGAGCGGTCTGGACATCATGGTTGACCCCTACACCGGTTCCGCCTCCGGCACCGTGCGTGTGGTGGCCATGCAGGATTACGACGTGGCCATCCGTCATCCTGAGTCCATCTGCAAACTGTCCTGATGATTGCGGAGCGGGTAATGCGCATTCAGATGCTGCGTAACACCATCGTTGACCTCAAAGAGGTGAAAGTTGGTGATTTCGTTGAAACCGATTACAAATCAGCTCTGCTGTTGATCGGCATTCATAAGGCCATTCCCGCTCCACTCCCTCAGGAAGTTGTTGTAACGGCTGAAGAGCAGCCAGAATCTGTTCAAAGCAAACCCGCTCCCAAACGGAGAAAGACCAATGATCCACAACCTCGGGTCTAAGACCTACATCGCCAGCCT